TGAAGACTTCGAGAAGGAAGTTATCGAAAGAGGATTCAAAGCATGTGAAGAAAATAATGCTAAGACCTTTGGTATCTACGCTGCAGCGAATGCCTACTTTATGAAGCACAGAACATATACAAAACTTTGTTATATTATTGCGAGTATGTACGGATTTATAGCAGACCATGACGAAGGACTCAACCGTGTAACTAATCACGGAGAAGATTATGAATATAGTATGAGACAATATCGTAAACACGGAGTTGTTATAAGACTAGATGACATTACTGTCAAGTCTAATTACTATAAAGAAGAAGGTGGATTACAAACGTTTAGAACCGAAGAAAATATCCGTAAGAGTATTGAATGGATTGCCGAAGAGTTTAATGAACTCTGTACAATGTATATCCGTAAATCTACTGGGCACGCTGAACTCAAACTAAGAGATTCAACTGGCGGTAAATATGCAAAATACGAAAAGAGTTTAGAAAACTTTTTTGCGTAAATGACAATATAACCTGTTAGCGTTTCCTTTCCGCGCAGGTTATATCTAGGGTGGGGTAACTTTTCCTTTCAGTTACCCCATCTTTTCTATTGACTTTTATACTAGAATATAGTATACTTAACTTATATTATTATGGAGAATTGAATGAGTAAAGAATTTCTATGGTGCGAGAAGTATCGCCCCAAGACTGTTGAGGACACTATCCTTGACCCCAAACTAAAAACTACCTTTCAGAAAATCGTTGATACAGGTGAAATACCTAACATGCTTTTTACGGGTACAGCAGGTCTTGGTAAAACTACAGTAGCAAAAGCAATCTGTAATGAACTCGGTCTTGACTTTATAGTAGTGAACGGTTCTGAAGAAGGTAATATCGATACCCTTCGTGGTAAGATAAAACAGTTTGCTTCCTCAGTATCCCTATCAGGTGGATACAAGGTTGTTATCCTAGATGAGGCAGACTATCTTAATCCTCAATCTACTCAACCTGCCCTACGCGGTTTCATTGAAGAGTTTAGTAAGAACTGTCGGTTCATACTAACCTGTAACTTCAAGAACCGTATTATTGAACCTCTTCATTCTCGATGCGGTGTCTATGAGTTTAATACTTCTAAGAAACAGATGGCACAACTATGCTCTCAGTTTATGAAACGATTACAAACTATACTTGAAAAAGAAAAGGTTGAATATAATAACGACGTCCTTGGTGGATTGATTATGAAGTATGCTCCGGATTGGAGACGTATACTTAATGAGGCACAACGTGGTAGTATCGGAGGTACAATTAACAGTAGTGTTTTGGTTACAGATAACTCTCAATACTCAGACCTGTATAAACATGTAAAAGAAAAAGACTTCAAGAAAATGCGTCAGTGGGTTGTTAATAATATGGACGTAGAACCTGCCTCTGTATTCCGTGGTATCTATGATAGTATGGAAGAGTATGTTGACCCTGCCTCTATACCTCAGTTAGTATTAATACTTGCGGACTATCAACATAAGAATGCATTCGTAGCAGACCACGAACTTAATCTCGTTGCTTGTCTTACTGAGTGTATGGCAAACGTGAAATTCTTATAAATAGGATTGATATGATTAACGGAAATATAATTGCAGGACCATGTCAACATGAGTCTCTTGAACAAAGTTTGGAAATCGCTAAAGAGTGTCAACGAGTATGTGACAAGTACGGATATGATTACTACTTCAAGTCTTCCTTTGATAAAGCAAACCGAACAAGTGAAGACGGTATTCGTGGACTTGGTTTAAGAACAACTCTAGTAGATTTCAAAGAAATAAAAAGAGAACTCGGTGTCAAGATGCTTACCGATGTTCATACCCCTAAACAAATAGACCAGATTATGGATTGGTTCTATGACGTAATAGATGTATTACAGATACCTGCGTTTCTATGTAGACAGACTGACCTGATACATCATGCTTGTTCTACTAATAAGATTATAAACATAAAGAAAGGTCAGTTCCTTGCCCCTTGGGACGTAAAGGGAATAATCACTAAAACAGCAGGAGCAGAAGAAGTTTGGATTACTGAACGCGGTACATCATTCGGATACAATACTTTGGTCGTAGACTTTACGGGTGTTGATTGGATGTTAAAGAACCTCGGCATTCCTGTAGTATTAGATTGTACTCATTCGGTTCAAAAACCAGGAGGCAACGGTACGAGTAGTGGCGGTAATAGAGATTTCGTTCCCGCGCTCTCGCGCGCAGGTAGTGCGGTGGGTGTAAGAAACTTCTTTATTGAAGTACATTCTGACCCGGAGCAAGCACCAAGTGATGGTGCGAATAAGGTACGACTTTCTAACTTCGAGAATATTATTCGTGGTATCAAAGAATGTAACTATGCAGGTTCATATAATGAATCATGAACTTACCACTTGGGAAAAGATACTCGCAAGGGCATTAGATTATCACATAGGTAGGAATGACGACGACGAACCCAAGGTTCCAGTTCTTCCTATGAAACATTCACGCAAAGGTTTGTGGATGAGACTCGCATTACAAGGTGTCAATTGGATGACTTGTTTTTTCATTATAGCAGGAATAATTCACCACTGGTAAAAGGAACTAAAATGATATTTGTACAAGTTGAAGGAAAAGACCTATTCGGTAAAAGTCAAAAACATCTAAAAGATATAAATGAGACTTGGATACAACATATGGGGAAGGCATTAGGATATGCATTTACATTACAGAGTTTGGTTCCTGCACTTATTATTCATAGTCTTGTTCCTGCACTATTTACATGTACTGCAAGTAATGCTATGAGTACAATACTAGAAGATAGGTGTTGTGCTGAAAATAAAGATGAAGACCAATATGAGTTTGATTTTGAAGAAGAATTCAGAGAGAAAGGGATATATAGATAATGCTCACTAATTGGGATAGAACGCATATGGACGTTGCGAAACTTTACGCAGAACGTTCACACGCGCAACGCATACAAGTAGGTTGTATTATCGTAAAGGACAATCGTGTTCTATCAATCGGTATCAATGGTATGCCAAGTGGATGGGACAACAACTGCGAGACCAAAGCAATACATGATTATGGAACACGAACTCCTGTATATAAACTTACAACGAAACCTGAAGTCCTTCACGCAGAGACAAATGCGATTGCTAAGATTGCAAGGTCAAGTGAGAGTTGTGAGGGTGCTACACTCTATACGACTTGTGCCCCCTGTCTACATTGCGCAAAGATAATACATCAAGCAGGAATAAAGAGAGTTATTTACGGACATAAATATAAGTCTAACGAAGGATTGACTTTCTTAGAAAAATGTGATATAATGATAGATACAACTAATGAGGAAAAACCAGATTATGAATCCCTTTGATTATGTGACATCTATCACACATGGTAAGAAGAATATTATGGACTCCCCTGAGAAGGAGAAGGCATACAATCCATTTATGGTGAACAGGTCTTTATCTTACTTTGCAGACACTGCTGTGATTGCAAACGAGATGAACAAGTATCATCACCTAGATGGGCGTCTACAATATTCATTTCTTATAAATATAGTTAGGAAACGGAAACGTTTCTCTAAGTGGAATAAACCACAAAAACATAATGATATTGATGTTGTGAAACAATACTATGGATACAGTAATGAAAAAGCAGAACAAGTACTCCCGTTGTTATCTCAACCTCAGTTATTGGAACTAAGGAAAAAGGTGAATAAAGGTGGAAGAAAGTAAACTAGTCTCATGGAGTCCTGCAAGTATGTTAGAGATTACTCTAGCAGAACCAGACGACTTCTTGAAAGTCTGTGAAACGCTAACGCGAATAGGAGTGGCGTCACGGAAAGAAAATAAACTATTTCAGTCTTGTCATATATTACATAAACAGGGGCGATACTATATCGTTCACTTCAAGGAGTTGTTTATGTTAGATGGAAAGAAATCAAATCTCGAAGAGACTGATATGCATCGTAGGAATACAATCGCGACCCTCCTTTCGGATTGGGGTCTTCTCCAAATACAGAACAAAGAACAGGTCAAAGATTGTGCGCCTCTACGTCAAATAAAAATAATAGGTTATAAAGATAAAGCAAATTGGGAACTCTGTCCGAAATATAATATCGGCAATAATAAAAAGAGTTACTAACTATATTATGTTTGTTATTAAAACAATAAGAAAAGAAAGGCAATAATATGAAAACACTTTTAAAAATAGGAGTAGTACTCCCGATGGTATTCTTTGCGTCAGACGCAAGCGCCATTGATTACGATTA